TTCAAGTTATATTATTATGAGAATAATACATACGATAGTATTGCAGAAAAAACAGGAATTGGTCGTAGTAGTTTATTTAATACAATTAACTATGTCAGAAAGAAAATAAAAAGCAAGTTAAGTGAATAGTTTTATTGTAAATAAAAAAACCTATAAAGAACGACTAGACATTTGTAGAGGTTGTGAACATTATTTTAAATATACAGGAAACTGTAAAAAGTGTGGATGTTTTATGAGAATCAAAGCGAGTATAAGTATTATGGAATGTCCAGAACAATATTGGTTAGCTACAGAAAAGCATGAAACACCAAAGAAACTACCAGCTCACCTATTAAAAGAGGTTAATGAAATAATGCCGAATATAAATAATAATAAAATAAAAGATCACGAAACAAAAAAGAAATTAATTGAACTATATAATACAATATATAATTTTAACTATAAAGTAACAACAAATTGTGCTTCTTGTTTGAGTACAGTTTATAACGGAATAAAAAAAATATATGAAGACAATAAAAAGTGAACTAGAAATTGACAAGAACTGTAAACAACCAGTCTATTATAAACAAAACAATATACCGAAATACTATCAAGGCAAAGAAGGCTATGAGGCTAGAAAGGTTTGTGATAATTTTGATTTATCATATCATTGTGGTACAGCAGTTACATATATATTGAGAGCGTACCAAAAGCATGATACACCAATAGAATGTCTTACAAAAGCTATTGCACACTTAAAATTTGAAATACAAAAATATGAGCAAAATAATCAGAGGCAAAAAGATCGGACGCTATAAAGAAAAAAAATACGAAAGTATATTTAAAGGTTATCGAGATGACGATCTTGATAATAAAGTTATGAAAATACCAAAGATCATAAAGCATGATATTGGGTGGGAACTAATAACAGGAATGAAGTACAGATCAGAAAGTGACGAAAGTCAATATTTAAGAACTAAACACACATTTGAAAATCCTCAATAATGAAATATATATGTAATATCTGTGGAAATACAAAAGAGTTATTTAAATTTAAATTAACATTTGACGAAAAATCAAATAAGTTAGTAAATAAAGAGGCATTTTGTTGTGATAAAGAAATGGTGACACTTACAGAAAACAAAGGTATGCCGACTATCATACGGAATGAAATGAAACATAGTTACAGCGAAAGTAAAAAACATGTTGATAGAATAATGAAAGGCAATAACAAAAAAGAATTATGAAAAACGAAGTTATATTATTTTGGAGTTTATACGATAGAAGTTTACACACAAACCATAATGATTGGAAAAACACTCGTATCGTTTTAGATCCACTTCATGTGTTAGCATTACACTCGCATATTAAATTAAAAAATAATGTAACAATATATACATATCAAGACTTAGACAAAAAATATATACCAAAAGACATAGTAGTTAAGGACGCTAGTGATATATTCTCTTCAGAGATAGTTTATGACTCATTAAATAAAGGACACTCAATAGCACATGTAAGCGATGCTGTACGTCTAAAAGTAGCCTCAAGGTGTAAAGGTATTGTACTTGATATGGATGCTGTAATGATAAGACAATTTCCAAAAGAAGAAAGCTGGTTCTGTTCTATGCCTGCGAAACTAACAGGTGGAATGGCGCCGAAGTGGAAAGACAAACACCCACCTTTAAAAGTACATGACAATAGTTGGGATGGAAAGGCATTAGCGTCGTTTCCTGTCAAGGTAGGTGAAAAAACCAGCAAATATATAGAGGCATTATCGCATAAAATAATGAGAACATTAATAAGACCACCAAAGAAAAGCTCAAAAGCGTGGAACTATGTATTATGGACATTAAAAGAAATAATACATGTTGATAAAAATGCTAAAGTTTATGAGCCTATATATTTTTGTGCACTTCCAGCTTGGCTGAATAAAGGTAATTGTTATTCAATAGAATATCCTACAAGACTAGATGGACAAAATAAGTTATTTGGTTATAAATTGCCATCAATAAAAGAATGCTTTGACAGAGCGTATATGGTACAACATTTTTTTGATAGTGCAGCGCATAAACAAGGTGGTTATGGAGTTATATCTGAAGACAAAAACAAAGGAAGTCGTAATTTTTGGCATGAATTACCAGAACAATGTTTACTCGCAAAAGAGGCTGAATATGTTTTAGGTAAAAATTGGCGTAAAATAATAATAAAAACAATATGAAAAAACAAATTAAGATCCAAGAAGTAAAAACAAATCCAAACAATCCTCGGATAATAAAAGATGACAAATTTAAGAAGTTAGTGAAATCAATAAAAGAATTTCCAGAGATGTTAAAACTCAGACCTGTAGTTGTAGATGAAAATATGGTCATACTTGGTGGTAATATGAGACATAGAGCCTGTATTGAGGCTGGACTAAAAGAGGTTTGGGTCGAGATTGCTAACGGATTAACAGAAGAACAGAAACAAGAGTTTATAATTAAAGACAATGCAAGCTTTGGAGAATGGGAATGGGATATGTTAAGCAATGAGTGGAATACAGTTGATCTTGAAAACTGGGGTATAGATGTTTGGCAAAACTCAGATGATATATTAGACTTTGCAAAAGAAGAAAAATACACTCAGACTATTACATCACCTGTTTATGAAATAAAAGGAACAAAACCAAAAATCAAAGATCTTTATAATGATACAAAGACAAATGAACTAATAGATAAAATTAAAAGTTCAAAACTAAATAAAGATGAACAAGAGTTTTTAATTAATGCAGCACATAGACATAGGGTTTTTGATTACAGTAAAATAGCTGAATATTATGCACATAGTAATAAAGAGTTACAGCATTTAATGGAGTTATCAGCATTGGTTATTATAGACTATGACAAAGCAATAGAAAACGGTTATGTACAATTAACAGAGTATTTAATGAACTTACAAGACAATGAATAATTTTGCAATATTTATAATGGTACATGGCAGACCAGAGAAAGCCTGGACATATAATAGTTTACGCAAGCATGGATATACAGGCAAAATATATTTAGTTGCGGATGACTTAGATCCTACAAGAGATGATTATAAAGAAATATATGGAGATGAGCTTTTGATATTTAATAAAAAACAAGCAGCAAAAAAGATGGACGCTGGTGATAATACAGGAGATTTACGAAGTACATTATTTTCTGCAAATACAATATTTGATTTAGCTAAAGAAAACAATATCAAGTATTTTTTTATTATGTGTGATGACTACACTACATTTGGACATAACTTTAATACAAAGTATGAGATAGATAGACATAATATAAAAGATCTTGACAAAGTATTTGCTGGAATGGTTGAGTTTTATAAAAAGACACCTACAAAAACAATAGCATTATCACAGGGTGGAGACTTTATGGGTGGTGCGGCTTCTACAAGTTTTAAATTAGAACTTAAAAGAAAAGCAATGAACAGTTTTTTATGTAGTACAGAAAGACCATTTAAATTTATTGGAAGATTAAATGAAGATGTAACTACATACGTTAATTTAGGATCAAAGGGTGATCTATTTTTTACACTAACAAATATAAGATTAACACAGACAGCACACCAACAAGAACAAAGTGGATTAACAGATGTATATTTAGACAACGGAACATATACAAAATCATTTATGTCTATTATTTACAATCCATCTTGTATTAAGATTAGTTCACTTGGACATAAACATAAACGAATACATCATAAAATAACATGGAACAATGCAGTTCCAAAAATATTAAATGAAAAAACTAAAAAATGAGCAAAAACAGGCATATAAAAAAGAAACTACTTTTGGAGGCATTAGAATCATCACTTGGTATTGTTACAACTGCATGTAAAAATGCTGGAGTAGCTAGAGCAACTTATTATGAATGGCTAAAAGATGATGAGGACTTTGCAAAGCAAGTTAAAGACATAGAGAATATCGCATTAGACTTTGCTGAAAGTCAATTACATAATCAAATGAATGAGGGCAACACATCAGCTACAATATTCTATTTAAAAACTAAAGGCAAAAAAAGAGGATATATTGAAAAATCAGAACTAGACATTACAAGTGGTGAAGAGCCTATTAAAATCAATATCAATATTGACGGAGTTGAATATTAATCCGACTTTTACAAAAACACAGAGTCAAGCAATGAAATACTTGTTTGATAAAACTACAAATGATCTTCTATTTGGTGGAGCAGCTGGGGGTGGTAAGTCTTATATTGGTTGTGCTTGGTTAATATTATTATGTCTAAAATATCCAGGAACAAGATATTTAATGGGTCGTAGTAAATTGGATAACTTAAAGAAAACAACTTTAAATACTTTCTTTGAGATATGTCAGCAGTGGAATATCATAACAGGTAAACACTTTAATTTTAATGCTGGATCTAATATTATTAAATTCTATAATGGTAGTGAGATTATGTTAAAGGACTTGTTTCATTATCCAGCAGATCCAAACTATGATAGTCTAGGTTCATTAGAAATATCAGGAGCATTTATTGACGAGGCTAATCAAATAACAGAGAAAGCAAAAAACATTGTTAATTCTAGGATTAGATACAAACTAGATGAATATGACCTCATACCAAAATTGTTATTGACTTGCAATCCATCTAAAAACTGGACATACACACAATATTACAGACCAGCAAAAGAAAATAAAATAGAACCTCATAAAAAGTTTATACAATCATTAGTTGATGACAATCCTTATATATCAGTACATTACAAAGGTCAATTAGACAAATTAGATATGATATCTAAACAAAGACTTTTATTTGGAAACTGGGAATATGACGCTAATGAGGATAGTCTTATCAATTACAATTCAATTATTAACTTATTTACACAAAAAGGAATAGAGGGTGACAAATACATAACTTGTGATGTGGCTCGTTTTGGGAGTGATAAAACGGTTATAATGTATTGGGAAGGGTTACATATTAAAAATATTAGAACGTACCTTAAAAGCTCTGTAAAACAGGTTATAGACGAAATTAGACGCATACAACAGAAAGAGGGTGTAAATCTTAGAAATATAATCTGCGATGAGGATGGCGTGGGAGGTGGTGTGGTTGATGTACTTAAATGTAAGGGGTTTTTAAATAACGGCAAAGTAATAAACAAAGAAAACTACCAGAACCTAAAAACACAATGTTACTATAAATTAGCCGACATGATAAACAAAGCACAGATAGGAATACATACTGAAGATATTACACAAAAGAACCATATTATTGAGGAGCTAGAACAGGTCAGATCAAAAGATATGGACAAAGACAATAAACTAAAGATTGTACCAAAGGACATAGTTAAAAATATACTTGGTCGTTCTCCAGATTATAGTGATGCAATGATGATGAGGATGTTCTATGAACTAGATACAAATTATGGTCGCTACTATGTCCAGTAGCAATTTTAAACGATTTATCAATTATTTATATTATATATTATGAGAGTAAGTGTAAGAGACAATAAAACTACTAAAATATATGACGTGCCTAAAACTTGGAATGAGTTAACACTAGGACGTTATATGCGTATTATGAAAGTATTAAAAGACAAAAAAGAGGTGTCCGATATAGAAAGGCTTGTGAGAATAATAAACTGTTTGTCTAAAATACCAAAGAAACATATTTACAATTTAGAAGTTAAGTCATTAAAAGCATTAGGCAAACATATAACAAGCTTTTTAGAAAGTGAACCAAATGATAAATTAGAACACTTAGTTACTATTGAAGATATTGAGTATGGTTTTCATCCTAAATTATTTGATATGACATTAGGTGAGTTTGTAGACTTAGAAACCTATATGAAAGACATAGACAATAATATGCATAACATCATGTCTGTATTATACAGACCAGTTATACAGAAAGACGAACAAAATAAATATTTAATTGAAGAGTATGAGCCTAGTGAGGAGCGGGCAAACCTGTTTAAAAAACATTTAACAGTAAAGGAGTTCAACGGAGCTTCGGTTTTTTTTTCAGATTTAGAAAGACAACTTTCGAACAATTTGCTCAGATCTTCAATACAGAAGTTGAAGAACAAGAGGAACAAGAAAACATAGACGGTCTAAATGCAAAGTGGGGTTGGTATCAAGCAGTGTTCTCATTAGCAAATGAAAATTTATTAGACTTCGATAAAATAGTAAAAAAACCAGCCTACGAATGTTTAACATTTATGGCATATAAACAGGACTTAAACAAAAAAAGACAAGATGAGTACAGACAGCATAAGATTTAAAAGTTACAATAATGTTATAGATACAATAAAGTGTATTGGTGAGCAACACTTAAATATTAAGACAGTTACTAATGGAGATATTTGGGAGATTGATCTGGAACGTACTAACATATTTCCGTTATTCCATATAAATCCTGTATCAGTAAATATTAATCAAGGTCAAAGGGTTTTTAACTTTCAGTTATTTATAATGGATTTAGTAGAACCAAACGAGGCAAACGAACAAGAAGTAATGTCCGATACATTAGAAATCATGACAGATATTATATCTATATTCAAGCATGGTGAGATCTTATACACTTATGATGCATCAGCAGGTGAAGAGCC